GTAGAAGAAACAATCCAACCAACAGAAAGCGAGACAGCCACCGTGGAAGAAACCACTCCAGCAGTCGAAGCAACACCAGTTGAGGCTCCAGCGGTTGAAGCTGCTCGTCCAACTGTTTCAGCAGCATACTACACAAAGCCACGCATTGAGATCACAGCAGCTAAGTATGCAGAAAACACAATCCGTGCGGCACTAGGTGACGAATCAGCTCGTCAGTACCTACTAGCAGCAGACAACACAACAGATAACGCTGGTCTAGTACCAACACGTCAACTATCTGAAATCATCAACCCATTGGGTACAACAATCCGTCCATCAATCGATGCAATCTCACGCGGTGCATTGCCAGATGCAGGTATGACATTCGAGATCCCAAAGATCACACAGATGCCAACAGTAGGCGAAGTTGCAGAAGATGCAGCTTTCACAGAGCAAGATCAGAACTCAGCGTTCTTGTCAGTATCTGTTAAGAAGTACGCTGGACAGCAGACATTCTCTGTCGAATTGCTAGATCGTACATCTCCAGCATTCTTTGACGAGCTAGTGCGCAACATGGCAGCAGCTTACGCAAAGACAACAAACGCAGCAGTTAATGCAGCACTTATCGCAGGTGCAACACTAGACGGCACAACTACAGCAACATATCCAACAGCAGCAGAGTTGCTTGGTGTAGTTGCTCGTGGTTCAGCTTCTGTCTATGCAGCAACAGCAGGACTTCCAAATCCATTCGCTCGCAACATGGTCGTTTCAACAGGACAATGGTCAAACATCATGTCTCTAAACGATGCAGGACGCCCAATCTACACAGCATCACAGCCAATGAATGCAGGCGGCGCAGTTGCACCTACATCATTGACAGGCAACGTTGCAGGACTCAACCTCTATGTTGATCCAACAAACGCAGGCGATGGCGATGGCACAATCCTCATCGTGAACCCAGATGCTTACACATGGTACGAATCACCAACATACCGCCTACGCGCTGAATCAACAGCAGCAGGTCAGGTAACAATCGGTTATTACGGCTTCGGCGCAATCGCAACTAAGGTTGCAGCAGGCGCATTCAAGAACAACAAGCAGTAATAACAAACTAAGTCGCTCTAGGGGGTCAGTAGCCCTCTGATCCCCTAGAGTCTTTAGAAAGGACAAGGAATGGCACTCACAACAGTCGCAGAGCTTCGATCAACACTCGGAGTCGGTACGCTGTACCCAGATGCCACCTTGCAGGAAGTGTGCGACGCTACAGATGCAGTCCTACTTCCAATGTTATGGGCTAACACTAATTTTTCTATTGCTCACTCAAATGTCGGCACAATCGGCACAATGTACTTCGACCAGAATGTTGAACAGACTTACTATGTAGGTCAGAGCGTAGTAATCACAAACGCTGGTTCACATTTCAACGGCAATAAGACAATCACAGGCGTAAGCGGTCGCACTTTTACAATTACGACAAACCATGTAACAGACACGCCTTACCATCCTTTTAATCCTTTCGCTACTGTCACAGCTTCTACTTATGTGGACTGGGCAGAAGATAAAGCCGTGCAGCAAGCAGCTTTAATGATATCTGTTGAAATCTGGCAGGCAAGGACCGCCACCCTTTCTGGCTCCAATGCTGTCGATTTCCAGCCAAGCCCTTACCGAATGAGCGCACAGCTTCTCGCTAAGGTGCGAGGATTAATTGCGCATGCACTAGACCCTCGCTCAATGGTGGGCTAATGCCAGTTGCAGTCACTACTCTCCGAACCACATTAGCCACGGCTCTAGTCGATAATGCTAAGTGGCAGACCTTTGCCTTTCCGCCCTCAGTTGTACTCGCAAACTCTGTAATAATTTCTCCGGACGATCCGTATCTCACACCTAGCAACAATCAGCACATTACTATCAGCCCAATGGCTAATTTTAAGATTATTATGACTGTGCCTTTATTTGACAATGAAGGCAATCTAAACGGGATAGAAGATACTGTATGCAGCGTGTTCGCTAAGCTCGCAGCATCATCTCTCGTCTATAATGTAAGCGCAATTAGCGCACCAAGTATTCTCAATGCTGCTTCGGGAGACCTACTCAGTTGCGAGATGTCCATAAACATACTAACAAGTTGGGGATAACAATGTCCGATTGGGATAAAGAGAATGAAGCCTTTCTGATCAAGATCGGACAGGTTAAGCCAGAACCAGCAAAGCCAGCAACTACTAAGAAGGACGAGGAATAATCTCATGGCTGTATTTCTAAATAACAATGTAGGTGTGAAGATTAACTCAGTCGATCTTTCAGACCATGTCACAGCAGTAACAATCAACCGCGTATTTGATGAGCTAGAAGTAACCGCAATGGGTGACTCATCTCACAAGTTCGTTAAGGGTCTAGAGTCATCAACTGTGACAATCGACTTCCTAAACGACACAGCATCTGCAAACGTATTGGCAACATTACAAGCTGCATGGGGAACCACAGTAACCGCTGTATTCCTACAGACAAAGGGCACAGTAGTATCTGCTACTAACCCTCTATACACAGTCTCACTACTAGTCAATAACACAACAGACATCAACGGTGCTGTAGGCGATATTGGCACACAGTCAATTACATTTACTGCTAACTCAACAGTTGCAGTAGCCACAACAGGCACATTCTAAAAAACTAACAAAGGGGCAAACTCATGGCAAAACTAAAGATCGTTCGTGTAGATGGGAGCGTATTAGAAGGCGAGATCACTCCAGCCGTGGAGTACTCGTTCGAGCAATACGCTAAAAAGGGCTTCCATAAGGCGTTTCGCGATGAAGAAAAGCAGAGCGATGTCTATTGGTTAGCATGGGAAGTAACACGCAGAGCAGGTGAATCTGTTAAGCCTTTCGGGATTGAGTTTATCGAGACACTTAAGTCGGTGTCTGTCGAGGACTCTGACCCTTTAGCTTAAAGCGCGATCTTCCATTCACCTATCTAATCGCTAGGCTAAGCATTAGATTGGGAATCGCGCCACAGCAGTTATTAGATCTAGACAAGACCATGCTCGATGCATTAGTGCAAGGGCTTAAGGATGAAGCGAAAGAGGTGAGCGATGCCAGCAAGCGTAAAGGGCGGAATCGCTCTTAGAAAGTCTCTACGCGCTTTCAGTCCTGATCTTGCCAAAGCATTACCCAAAGAGGTTTCAGCAGCTCTAAAGCCTATTACAAAGGCTGCTAAGGGCTATCTGCCAGATGATGGTCAAGTATTGAGCGGATGGTTAGCGCGTGAAGGTTCAGATGCGCGCTTTCCTGTTTATAACGCTCGAATTGTAAAGGGTGGCATTGGTTATAAGACCACACCTTCCAAGCCTAATCGCAGAGGCTTTAGATCTCTTGCTCGCGTATTCAATAAGAGTGCTGCTGGAGCGATCTATGAAACTATGGGGCGTAAGACTCCACAAAGCCGATTCGTACAGAATCAGCAGGGTAAGTACAGCTCACAGATGAAGGGCGACCAGAAGATGGAAGGTCGCGCTTTATTCCGTGCCTATGAAGAAAACAATGGCAAGGCTAGAGAAGCGGTATTGGCAGCTATTAAAAACGCAGCAGATAAACTTAATGCAAGAGCGAGAGGCTAATCATGGCTAATGTAATGATTGATATTGCTGCGGAGTTCACAGGCAATAAAGCCTTTAAGCAAGCAGATTCATCAACGGATAAACTCACGAAGAATGTCAAAAAACTTGCAGGTGCTTTTGGTTTAGCATTTAGTGCAACAGCCGTTCTGGCTTATGGAAAGGCTGCCGTTAAAGCAGCAGCAGAAGATGAGAAAGCCCAAAAGCAATTAGCTCTAGCTCTCAAGAATGTTGGATTAGGTCGAGATGCCGCATCTTCTGAGGATTACATTCAGAGACTTCAGACTGAGTTCGGCATTCTTGATGACAAATTGAGACCCGCGTATCAGACACTAGCGGTCGCGACACAGAATACTAATGAAGCACAAAGACTTCTCAATCTATCATTAGATATAAGTGCTGCAACAGGTAAAGATTTAGCATCGGTTACAGGAGCGTTAAGTCGTGCATACCTGGGAAATAATGCGGCATTATCTCGATTAGGTGTAGGCATATCAAAGGCAGATCTTAAGGCTGGCAAGTTTGAGGATATTATTTCTCAACTTGAAGGAACATTTAAGGGAGCAGCAACAGAGGCCGCTAATACCTTTCAAGGTTCAATCGATAAACTAGCTGTTGCTTCTGCTAACGCATCCGAGATTATTGGTACAGGTTTAATAGATGCCCTCAAAGGTTTAGGCGATCAGGATTCAGTTGATAACCTAGCAACCGCGATGCAAAATACAGCGATCTACATTGCTGATGTCATTCGTGGTATCGGTGTACTCACAGAAAAGTTAAAGGGATTGCCGGGGGTATCTGGCTTAAATCTTGGAATGATTCCAATCGTTGGCTCTTATCTAGAAATCTTAAGAGGTATGGGTCGGGTCGCAGCGGGAAGCGGAATCAATGCACAGGGCTTGGCTCATTTAGCAGAACTTCAATCCATTTATGCTGCTCGCACTCTTAAAACTAAAACTAAATTAACAACAGAAGAAGTAAAAGCATTAAGAGCTGCTCGATTAAAGGCAGCCATTGACAAGGCTAACCTTGCCCTGCTTAAGGGTGAAGAAGTCTTTGACATGGATAAGATCCAAGTCGCAGCAGCTCTTACTAACCAGGCTGAGCAATTAGGTAAAGCGACAAATGCATCACAGGTCTTACAGATTGCCAATGATACTGCTCGCCTAAACATCAAGAAGTCAATCTCTCATCTAGAAGATGCTATTGCTTCTAAGGATGAAGCAGCCATCGTTGCTGCAACCAAGAGACTTAATGAAGATCTAAAAATCTTTACTGCTCTGTCCAACCAAAATGTAAAACTTGCAGACATCAAGTCAATCCTTGACAGCCTTAAGCCAAAGGATCTTATCAATCTAGGTAATCTAGATGCTGCTATTGCTAAGATGATTGAGTTAAACAAGTTGCAAGGCAGCAAGACTGGCACTACACCAACACCAACACCAACGGCAGCAGCAGCGGCAGCAGCAGCAGCCGCTAATGAGCCATCTGTCTATACAATCCCTAAGGGAACAACGGATTTCACTACTGCAAACCCTGATATTTTTAACTTACTCAATAAAACCGTACGATTGACTTCCGATACTGTACAAGATCAATTTTTTAAGGCTCTTAATAGCATTTCGGATTTGCCAAGTGCAGTACGCGGTGCTAATTACCAAGCACGAGCTGAGCAGGAATACGCTATGTTTCTCAGCCAGATTAATTTAGGCGGCATTGCTGGTCAATCTGTAACAAGCGGAATGGCTCAGGGTCTACCTTTATCCAATGCATTATCAGGTGGGCGTTATGCAGCACAGGGCGCAGCGGCATATGGTGCAGGTGCGACTATTGTAAATAACTTTGGAGTTGTCGGAGACCCTAACTCAGCGGCTGAAGTTGTTGCAAATGTAATTCGTGAAGCGATTGACAGAGGGACTCTGACCGCATTATGACATGGCTTCCAGAGTGGCGAATAACAGTAGGTGATGATGTTTATACAACTGTCACCTCTGTTTCTTTTGCATCTGGTCGCTTAGATATTGACCGTCAAGCCACAGCAGGTTATTGCCAAGTGCAGATCGTTAACACGGACAATTCTCCATTTACCATCAATGTTACAGAGCCAATTACCATAGAGCTCAAAAACAGCACAGGGGCTTATGTCACAGTATTCGGTGGCGAGGTATCAGACTTTAACATTGGTGTGCGTAGCCCAGAAGAATCAGGCTATGTCACTACCGGCACTATCTTGGGCATTGGCTCTCTGGCTAAATTAACCAAGGCTGTTTATAACACGGCACTTGCAGAAGGCTTAGATGGTGCGCAAATCTCAGCCATTCTAGGACAAGCCCTTAACCTGACTTGGGCAGAGATTACACCAACTGTTACATGGGCTACTTATCCAGCAGATGTCACATGGGAAAATGCAGAATCTTACATCGGTGAGGTGGACTCAGGTTTCTACACGATGATCGCCCTTGCAGCTAGTGCTTCTGCTAAGTCTCAGACACTTGTCGATCAAATCGCTAATAGCGCACTTGGAACGATTTACGAAGAAAAGGATGGAGATGTCTCATATGCAGATGCCGATCACAGATCTAACTACCTTGCAGCAAACGGCTTTACTAACCTCGATGGCGCATATGCAACACCCAGCTCTATCACCTCAACAACTCAGGTTGCTCGTATCCGTAACAGCCTTATCTACAAATACGGCACAGGATACGCCTCAACCTACAGCACCTCTGACACAGACTCTATAGCCTCTTACGGGCTGTTTGAGCGGTCAGTCGAATCTAACATTAAGAACCTTGCAGACATCACTGACATCGCCTCTAGAGAGCTTAAACTGCGTGCTACGCCACGGGCATCATTAGGTGCTATTCGCTTTCGTCTAGATAATCCAGACATGCCGAGTGCAATGCTTGACAGCCTTATTGGGGTTTTTTTTGGTCAGCCTGTACTTATCAACAATCTACCCAGCAATTTACTGGATGGTACTTTTGACGGTTTTGTTGAGAATGTGGCACTCAATGCCACCCCTACTTATGTGGACATTACTCTCTATGTTTCAGCTACAGACTTCTCACTATCGACAACTCAATGGGAAACAGTATTGCCAGCCTCACTAATCTGGACTGGCGTAAATGGTACACTTACTTGGACTAACGCGACTGGAGCACTAACCTAATGGCAACTACTACACCTAACTTTGGTTGGACTGTCCCAACCTCATCTGATCTAGTCAAGAATGGCGCAACTGCCATCGAGACACTAGGCGATGCTGTTGATGCATCCATCGCAGGTCTTACAGTCAATGCACAGACTGGCACGACATACACAGCAGTCAAGGCAGATGGACTCAACGCTATTGTCACAATGGACAACGCTTCTCCGAATACCTTTAGCATTCCTACAGATGCAACTTATAATTTTCCTACAGGCACGACATTGTTTGTGTACATGAAAGGTGCAGGAGTTACTACTATTAACGCTGTAACCCCGGGAACGACAACAGTATCTAGTGCAGGTGCAGTAGCTGCATCTCCAGTCCTTGCTCGTTACAAGTCAGCAGCTTGCATTAAAATTGCTGCTAACTCATGGATCGTGGTCGGTGCGATTGCATAATGCAAAACATTCTCGCAGGGATTATTGGGCAAGGTAGCGGTTTTATACCACCTACTGTAACTGGTGGAACTCTTTACACTTCTGGCGGATTTAATTATCGTGTCTTTACATCCTCTGGCACTCTTGGTGTCTCAGGTGGAACTTTGACATGCGATATCATAGTCGTAGCAGGTGGCGGTGGCGGTGCTTGGGATCGTGGCGGCGGTGCAGGTGCAGGCGGATTCCTAGACTTTACTTCGCAATCAATTTCCACAAATCAAACAGTCACAATCGGTGCTGGTGGTACTGGCTCAACTACAAATGTGTCAGGCACTAATGGCAGCAACTCACAATTCGGTTCACTAACAGCTTCTGTTGGTGGTGGTGGTGGTGGTAATCAATCAAACAATGGTGGCAATGGTGGTTCAGGCGGTGGATGTTGGAGCAGTGGAACACCAGGAACTGCAACATCTGGTCAAGGTAATGCAGGTGCATTAGGCTCTGGCTCAGCACCTAACTATGGCGCAGGTGGTGGCGGTGGTAAAGGTGCAGCTGGTACTGCGGGAACTTCAACAGTCGGTGGCAATGGTGGAGCAGGTACAAATAGTTATTCTACTTGGGCAACTGCTACATCAACTGGTGTTGGTGGATTTTATGCAGGCGGTGGTGGCGGTGGAACTTTCGCTGGTGGCACGATTGGTTCTGGTGGTTCAGGCGGTGGTGGTAATTCTGGTGCTTCTAATCCAGCATCACAAGCTTTAGCCAACGGAGTAGCGGGAACAGCCAACACAGGCGGTGGCGGTGGTGGTGGAAGTACTGCATCAGGTTCAGCATTTTTAGGTAACGGCGGTAATGGTGGATCAGGTATCGTTATTGTGAGGTATGCAGCATGAGTCATTGGGCAGAAGTCGATGAAAACAATATAGTTATTAGAGTCCTTGTCGGTGATAACAATGA